TCTTCTCGATCAATTCCGCTATGGCGGGATCATGGGTGTTATTGGTGGAAGTATCAGCAATGCTTTTGGTCAACTCTTCGGCGGAGATGGCCCGGCTTCACCCCAGCAACAGCAGAATGAAATATTAGAAGAATCAAATAGATTGGACAAGGAGAGAAATACCACTCTTCAGAATCTAATGATTCTTCAGAAAGCAAATGGGCTGATGATGCAACAGAAAATGCAACTACAGTCCCAGCTTCAAATCAATGGAAATGCTTACTCGGCTCAGGCAGTAAGTTATGGCACTGTTCTTTCTACTGTCATGAGCGATTATGTTAAAAACGTTGCAGCAGAACAACTAGAACAACAGGAGAAAACAAGGAAAGAACTAGAAGACCATAACCGCAGAGAAAGAAGAAGAACCCTCTTCTCATTCTTCAGAAGTCTTATGCCCGGTGTTCTCGGTATTCTCGGCCTTGGTGCTTTGGCCGGGGGTGCTTGGTATCTTGCTCCTGATAAAGTGAAGGAAGTCATCGGCGGTGCAGTTGGGTGGGCAATGAGTTCACTACTTAACTGGAATAGTCTGGGAACAGCTATTGGCATAGGGCTAATGCTCTCCCCGTTCGGCATGAAAATTAAAGCGATTGGTGCTGCTGTTGCAGGGATCACTGAGATTCATAACTGGCTCAATAGAAGGTTTGGTACTTCAAAAGAAGATGCTCAGGCTGAAAGAGACGCACGCCTCCGTCCAGCAGCAGGTCTAGGGGAACGGGCTCGAAGTGATCAAGAAGACCTTGAGCGTAGGTTGCAGTGGCTTGAGAGAGATCAAGAAACACTCAAGACACTTACAGGCGTAGAACGTCGCCATATGCAAGCTTGGATTGATGATAATCAGAAGAAGATTCAAGAACTCAGAAGACAGGGAGTCTTCCTTCCATCAGAGGTGAGTGAGCAATCTACTAGATTCAATTTAACTCCAGACAATCAGAGACCCATTCTAGAAGCTCGTCAGAGAGAGTTGGAAGAAAGAATCAAAGAGATTAGAGATGAAAGAAGAAGAACTGGTGAGTATGGCATTAATCAAGAATTAATCGATCTTACCAAAGAACTCAGAAATCTCAAGGGATCTATCGATTCACTTGAAAATACTAATCTGATGCAGGGAATGGTCAGTCCGATTGCTCTTCAGTCTGCTCTTCAAGTTGCCGGAAGGGCTGGAATGGACACTAGCAGTAGATCAACTGGTGGTATTTTTGACTTTGTGAAACAGCACGAAGGTCTCAGAACAGAAGCGTATCTTGATCAAGCCGGTATCCCTACCATTGGGTATGGGAATACTATGATCAATGGGCGTCCTGTTAGACTTGGTGACACGATCACGGAAGAGCAAGCTGAACAAATGTTCAAAGAAGACTTTATGAATCGGAGATCCGCTGTCTCCAATATGGTAAGTGTTCCTCTCGAACCGCATCAACTAGATGCACTTACTTCACTGTCCTATAATATCGGTCTAGGTGCATTGAGAAGTTCCACTCTTCTCAGGAATCTTAACTCTGGTGATTTTTCCGGGGCTCAGGAACAGTTTGGCGAATGGAACAAAATCACTGATCCAGCTACTGGACAGAAGGTGGTTAGTCGTGGTCTGACAAGAAGAAGACAAGAAGAAGCTGCTATGTTTGGAGGGACTGGAGCATCACAAGCCACTCCGGTTCCTTCCAATGATACTCCAACCATATCAAGAGAAGCGATTAGCTCTGCTGGTCAAGTTACTGGTGCAGGTGGTGACACAAGAGAGGAAGAAGTTGGTCTTCTAGCATCCATTGCTTCTGGTATGGGGAGACTAATTCAGATTATGCAGGAAAGAGGGGATTCTGGTAGTATCAATCTTTCTGATACTGGAACTTCCCATGCAGCATACGGTGATTGATCTAGTCACCAATCACGTTGAAAGGGACCATGTGGTCCCTTTTTCTTATTCTAATCACCTCTAAATAGTAAACATATAGGAGATTTTTAAGATGCAGACTGTTATGTCACAAACTCCGAGGGCGAACAAAATCCGCGTGGTCACCCATGTTGGGATAGTTGAAGCTCCACTTCCTGACAATGTGGGTTATAGTCTGGGCAGTAACTATTCTGCCCCATTCGAAGGGCAGTTCCTATCAGGAGCTGCTGCCAAGGCTGCGGTGTTCGCTGGATATCCTCCGCAGTTTGGTGTTTCAACCACCAAGTTCTATTCTTCACCAGAACCTTCTGAAATTTCATTTGAACTAGAATTTAATGCTTATTACGATGCAGCAGATGAAGTTCTTATCCCAGTTGCACGTTTGATGGTAGCTGCACTGGGCATTGAGACCACCCTACAGGATCTCAAAGAAGAACTTGGAGACATGTATGCAGCAATTACCAGTAGATTCGGTTCTGCCCTTGGTCTATCTGGTGATGAAGATAACCCAATGTCTGCCGACGGAGGAGAAATTGAGGAAAGAGCTAATGAACTTTCTGAAGTTATAGGATTTATCAGAGCCCCGGAAAGACCAGCTACCATTTATGTCGGGAACATGTTCACATTGGAAGAAGTTTACATATCTTCAGTGACTCCACAGTTTAGCAACGTTCTGGATTCTAGGGGATATCCATTGAGTGCAACTGTTTCCATGACTGCTGTATTCCGTAAGTCTCCTCTTGCTGGGGATACTGCTCGTGCATTTGGTCTCGGTAAAGTGGGAACAGGTGCATTGACTTCTGGATTTGATCAAGAGGACTAAGATATGAGCATTGATAAGAGAAGTAGGCTATATGAAGTGGTTGAAGTTGATTCAAACTTTGAACTCGACTATCTCCAAACCTCCCTAGAAGATCTGGACTTAGAAACGATCAGGACTTACAGAATTCCACAAGCAATGGAATATCGTCCTGATCTGATTTCATATAAGTTCTACGGGAACTTCAATCTTGGCTGGCTAATCGCACTTCATAACGATATGCTTGATCCTGTGTTTGAGTTTGAATCTGGAAAAGAGATTGCCATACCATCAATGGATCAGTATTTCAGATTTTATTCGAGAAGTGCCAGAAGAAGGAATCGTAGATAATGGAAGATGAAGTTCAGATCTTTTCAAGAGTCATCTCTAGGGATGAGTTCAACGATGACTATCTTGTTTCATTGACTTCTGATGCTGATACGCAGTTGGCGGCTGTCTCTGTCTCTGCCATCAACATCAAGAATGTGATCTCAACTGGCACTCCCATAATTGCGATCACATTCATCGATGGTCATGGTGATCTCGTCAACGTGAATAGACTTGATACTGAGATGAACTACTATCTCTACTTCGGTAAGTCGAACGAAGATTCAAGCAGACTTCCTTTGAAGATTTCGAGAATTGATTTCGAGAATGCTCAAGGAGGAAAGTCAGAGCAGTTTGCCTTTACTGTGTTCTTTGTTATGTCAAATTGGAGTGAATTGATCCATCAAGTTTACAACAGGGGATGGAGTGACATTAAATATAGCGACGTAGTGGCTCAAATAGCCTCTGAGAGCGGTTTTAGCGACGTAGAGGTGTCACCCTCTAGGGTAAACCAATCGTTCGTTGTGCAGCCTTATTGGAGCAATCTGAGCATGCTTAGGGATCTCCGCTCAAAAGCGATTCCAGCCAACTCAACAGGACACTATGAATTCGGGATCAATCTAGACAACTCTTTCTTCTTTCTTTCCACTGAAGAGCTTGTTCAAAGATCTATTGATCGATTCGACGGAGAGGATGATCTTCCCCTTCTTAAACTAGAAGGACATGCGATTGATCAACAGGAGAGAAAGCAGAAGACAGATGAGAATGATGGCATACCTGCCAACTTCGTCAAGTTTGTTTCATCTGAAAGATTCATGGACAGTGTGCTTCAGGGTGCAGGTGGTGTTGAATCCCAGTATTACGACTTTGTTAACAGAAGATTCATTCGAACAAAGAATCCCTTCTCTGAATCTGGAGAGAAGACCCTAAGCGAGTGGACCTATATTCATCCCTCTAACGAGAAGTCTTCATTGAAGATGTATGGAGGAAGGTATGATGGAATCGAAGCAGAAGCTAAAGTAAGAGTCAGTGATGTTATGATGTCCACCAGCATGTTTAAGATCTCAACTGTTGGCTCTGTGAGCTATGAAGTGGGAGGAGTTATCGAGTTGCTTATCCCTGTTCCGCCCGATAAGACCAATACACTGTTTAATGAAATGTATTCTGGTTTCTACTGGGTGACAGAAGTTGAGCATATGTTTGATCTTAGAAGAGGAAAGGGATCATACAACACCACCCTCACATTGTCAAGGAATGGTCTTGATGGAAAAGACCTATCAGGATACGTCGCATCACCGGGAGGGAGAATT